TGACTGTTGCTGTGCGGCTTGCGCTAGTTGCTGCAGCGTGGCGTCAATCTGCCCCTCAATCGGGCGGGCTGCCTTGAACGCCTGCATCCCAAAGCGCAGCAGTTCCATCATCATGGGAACCATCTGCGGGCTGGCTTGGCCGACCGGCAGGGCTTGTGCGAGGAACCCACCGAACGCCTGCAAGAATTGCATCCGGTCTTGCTTGTTCTGGTTTTCATCCAGCATTACAAGGCTGTCGGCGGCAATGTCCACGCGGAAGTTACGCAGCGGCTTGTCGCGCAGCAGTTCCAACGCCTGCGGGATCAACTGCTGGTCAGCGGGCGTCATCTGTTGCGCAGCGGCGTAGGCAAGGATCGTCTGCGGCTGGTACTTGCTGCACATGACCTGCGCCTTGAGACGGATCAGTTCCGACGCAAAGAGGGCCACGTCCTCCTGCATGGAGCGGAGTCTTAGCCCGGCGTACTGCCCTTTGATTTGCTGCGCGGTCGCGGTTTCGCTGGCGAACGACGTGCCTCGGATGATGTCGCTGATGCCCGTGATTTCGTAGATTTGGCTCTTGATGTCCTCACGCGCCCGATAGCAGTTAAGAAGCGCGTTCGCCAACGTGTCCAGCGGGAGGAGGTCAATGCTGCCTTTAAGGCCGCCCTTTTCGCTGAAAGCCATCCATTTATCAACAGGGATAAGTGCATTGTTGTCACCCTCGGTCAGCAGGCGTTGCAGTGCCGGTTGGCTGGCGTCGTATACACCCCTGACGCGTAGGGCTTTGACCAAGCCATCAATGCGGTCGGACAAGATGTCCAACTCCATCGCCTGATCTTGGTACAACACAAAGTCGGGGACGGGTACCAGCGTGTCGCTCGTCGTCGTGGCGTATAGCGGCTTCGGGCAGGGGAAAAACCCTTCTACGCCAAGCGGGTCAGGGCGTTCGTCAATGATGGACGGCATACCCTTGCAGAACCACACGACCTTCTCGCGTTCCTTGTCCCACAGTTCACAAATTTTTGCGCGGTTGTAGGTGCGTTTGGATTCGTTGTACGCGTTGAGCGGTTCCGGCCCTTGGTCTAGCGGGATGCGGCGTGCCATGTCCTCGCCAAACCGCTCTATTAGCGCCTCTCGGGTCATATAAACCCAGCGCCAGACCTGTCCAACTTCTTCCCATGTGCGGGCTTGAGCGTGTCCAAAGTCGCGCCAGTGGACGTAATCCACGGGTGCGCACTCATAGTCAATCCGCTCCATCTGCGGCGGTGCGCCTTCGCCCTGCTCTATGTCGCTCGTAACAAGCAAGCCGTCATCATCAATGCCGATAGGGCTGACGTGCGGCTCGTACCGCACCCATGCGGTTGCACGCCCACCGAGGAACCGATCCTCCACGCAGTATTTCATCGTGGCGCGGTAGTCGGGGTAATGCTCTACCTCAAAGTCTAGCGCCCTCTCAAGAAGTTGCGATGCCACACGCCCCACGGGGTCGTTGTCGCCAAAGCGGCGGCTGATGTCAGCCTTGGGCAGTTTAGCGTAGACGGCGGGCATCAACGTCTGGACGTTGCTCCATAGGATGTTGAACTTGGCGCTTTCGGTCAACGTCTGCCCACGCGTGTCGTCGCGGTATCGCTTGATGATTTTTTTGACGCGTGCCGTCCACTTCGCAAACTCGTTGTCGTACTGAGCGATGATTTTTAGGTAACGCTCTAGTTCGGGGCTTTTTGCTTCGTCCATCAGTCCTTCCCCTTGTTGCGTGCGCTGATCGCGGCGGCTTTGCTCTTGGCGTCAGCCTTGCTGCTTGCGCCCCAAGCGCGGAGTGCCAGGGCAAGACGAGTGGGTTTGCCGTCCTTTTCCATGGGGCCAGCCATGTTGCCCATGCGGGCAAGGAAACTTGCGCGGCGCGGGTTGTCGCCTGCCTTGACCGGAGGCTTGAGCGTGCCGCCTGTTTCGGCCTTGTAGGAGGCGCGGCCCTTGGCGTTAAGGCCGCCCTTTGGGTTTTTCCCCTCGCTTCGCGTCCACGCGGCTGTCATTTCTTGCCCTTGTTCTCGGGTTTAGCGGTCTTGGCGGCTTGCTTGAAGTCGGCAGCCGAGGGTCGCCCTGCCTCACCAGGACGCTTCATGCGCTCACCTGAGCCAGCCTTGATGCGCTCTTGCTTGGCTAGGATGTTGGCGTACAGGCCGGGCTTGTTCATGCGTAGGTACTAAAAAGGCCAACGACACGGCAGTTGGAGTTGCCCGAGCAGGTCGCCGTAATCGCGCCCTGCGTGCCAATGCCGAGCGGGATCACATACACGCCAGCGGCTTGGGTTGCGGGGATGCTGATGAGTGCCGTGCTACCGTCGCTGACAATGCAGGTGGCTTCCGTGTTGCTCTGTACGTTCACGACGACGCTGTGCAGATACGCACCCGCCGCGCCAAAGGTCGTCGTGGAGGTTGCAGCCACGGCGACGTAATTGTTCCGAACTGGTTGGATAACGCTCATATTCTGGCCCTCCTAGAGCCTTGGCGGTCGTGAACCGCCCACATGTCGTTCAATGTGACCGTGTTCTGCGGGCCGACCATCAGCGGTCGGGGTTCTGCGGCAGGGGGCTTGTCAGCCACCTCGGCCCATGATACCGCAAGCATTCGGAATGCGTCACTAGGGTGGCTCGTCCAATCGTGACGTGGGTTCTGCCGAAATGCTTTTTTGTCTTCATCAAATTCGCGTTGGTATTGGCGCAGCGCCTCTATCCCATCGCGGCATTTCTCGGCGTCAAACCACACACGCGGCAAGGTGAGGCGCACGGCTTGGATGCCGTTCTGCACGCCGATGTCAGGGACGACCGAAAGTTTGGCGATGTCCAGATGCACGGCTAACTGCTCCACGATGCTCTTGCCTGTCTGCAGGCTTTTAGCCCGGGCGTCGTGTGGTAGGTAGTGTTTGACGTACTGGTAGGGTTTGGCGAGTACCACGTCTGCGATGTCGTGGATGTTCGCACCGCTTACGGCGTAGAAGTCTATGACGCGGATTTCGTTACGCGTGACCTGGTAGAACCATATCGCCGTGTCGTCTCGGTAACCTAAGTCCCATGCAGTATACACGGGCAGATTGCGGTCGTACTGCACCTGCGTAATGCGTCCTTGCTCCTCGGCTTCCCGCATCTCGGTGCCAAAAAACGCCCCAAGTATGGCGGCTGCAAAGTCGCACTCGTACTCTTGCTGATACTGGTCGGGGCTTAATTGCGCCTTGGCTGCGTTCAGTTCACCTTTAGGGAGCAGCCCGCTACTGGAGGCGGGGAGGCGTAGCAAGAACCACTCGCGTGGCAATCGTTCTGCGGTAGTGAAGATGTCGTAGAACTGGTTGCGTCCCTTGGGAGTTCCCCCAAAGACGCACCAACCCTGCTTGTCGCTCAAACTCGGCCTCAACACGTTACCGAACACGCTAGGTTTGAAGTCGCCGTATTCGTCTAGGTATAAGCCGTCAAAGCCAAGGCCGCGTATAGCATCCGCATTGTCAGCGCCAAAAAGACGTATCTGGCTGCCGTTAACGAGCGTGAGCGTCAGTTCCTGTTCGTTCTTGGCTTCGGTGATCGGGTGGGCAAACTCTTGGAAGTATTGCCATGCCACGGCTTTGGCCTGGCTGCGGTAGGGGGCGACGTAACCAAAGAGTCCACGCTGACCTTGGTAGGTAATCGCTGCCCTAATGATGTCGTTGACGGCTGCAACTGTTTTACCTGCGCGACGGTGGGCAACCAGGCACGCCCAGCGTTGGCGACGGTTGTGGAAGCCCATGAACGCCTGCCGAGGGTTGTACGGCAGGACGATTTCTTTCACTTCGGCTCGCCCCATCGTATCACCCATTCCTGCGGGCCGCCGTCTTTGCCTGTCGTTTCTATGCGGGCGAGTTTGGGGACGTGGTACTCCACCACATCCATCATGCACTTCCATGCCGCCTCTGCGCCTTTTTCCTCGTAGATTTCGTCTAGCCAGAGGTTTAGGCGGTGTGCATTGCCGTCCACCAGGCGTGCGATGGCCTCGCGTGCCTCTGCGGTGGCTTTGTTGGGTGATCCTTTCGGGCGTGGCATGGCTTATTTATGCATAATTGAGACAATAGTTAAAGAGTGCCTTGTTGAGCTTTCGTATAAGTCATCTGCGAGGGAAGCAGGGTTGAGACATACGACCACCTGTGCATCAACATATCCGCTCGGCGCTCCCACCGCTCATCCGAGCGTTCCAATTTCCACTTTGCTTGCGCGGGAGTTTTCTCTGATTTTTTTAATCTCATAAATTTTCATCTTCTGATTTCAGCAAGTGTTGAGCACCGAAAGTTGCTAGCGCCGCCGGCACAATGCCCGCTTTTGCCGCTTTTCTTAATCCTTCAAATCCTTCTGCTTTAAAAATTTTCCGCGCCCTTATGACATCTTCGCGGGCAACACCAAACCCTTTTTCCGCGTATTCAATGTCCCTTGCGTTTCTTGCAGCAACAGCTTCTCTGTATGCCGGATTTAGATCTAAATTTTTCATTGTTTGTGGCGCTTGATCAAGCATTTCAAGCATTCGGGCGGTCACCGCACCCGGGACTTTGCTTCTGTATGCTTCGCCGTAATCAATATATCCCGTTTCAGCTCGCCCAAAGGTTATTTCTGGCTTTCCTAGGATTTGTGAATTTTTCTTAACGATTTCCCGTATGTCTTTTGCAAATCGCTCTCCTTGCAAAGTTCCCTTATTTGCTAAAATTGTTAAGCCTTTCGGTGCGCTTGCAAGGTAATACCCTTTCTGCTCAAACAGCGGCGCTATTTTCTCCATGTCTTGTTGAGACATGATTTTTCCTAAATTT